TGAATACTCAACCCGTTCCATATCTTGCTTTGTTGCCCGGGTATCAGTTGGGATAAGAGCTGCGATAGCACGGCCATAGGCAGAAGTCTCTGTATCTTCGACAAACCATTTTTTCATGTTGGCTGGATATGTACCGACATGACCGTATGCATAACCGGTAGCCGATGGCACGTGATCTTCATACTCCCGATAAATCTCGGCCTTAAATAAAATCCAACCTTCGGCAAGGTTCATATCTTCAATCGTTGCTATCAACCGTGCAGCTGGGAACTCATGGCGAAAACGTTTAATACGAGCATTGACATCTTCATAGTTATCTAAAAAGCTCATGTACAGGCTCCTTTACGCTGATAGTTTTTTCGCCATCCATATAGGCATATTCCACGTGATCAGGGGTGATCTTTATAAATAAAAGTGTTTTAGGTTGAAATGCCCTATCAATACAAAAATTCACAATAAAATCTTTCACGCGCTTAACTCTCTTTCCTTGAGAGCCTTAGCGATGGCACGTCCTCGAATGTAACCTTCGCCGTGTCCGTTCTTGTAACCGATGGAGTAGCCAGCCAATAAACCAAGTGTGATTAGTAAAACAATCCAGACTATTACAGGTATTTCAAAACTCATTTTCAGCCCCTTAGTGTTAAGATCAGGAATAAGGGCTGAAAGAAAACTTAATAAGGTTATGTAAAGCTGGTGTAGGTGTTTTAAACCTATTTTAACTTTACATAATGTAACGTCTCGGATTATCAAAAAACGAGCCGCTCTTATTTAGTTATTCGTTAGATGCCCTTAGCCTAACGGTGTGTGGTACGCCACAAGGGTATAGCAAAGCCCGGACACTATGGAAGTACCGACACGCCGGGGTTCTAACGAAAGGTTTAGCCATGTCAGCCCCACGCATGCAACCCAGTGGCAGGGTAGAAGTTACAAGCCACAACAAGATGGAAGGACGCCTGAGCTGTTACGGATTTGGCGAAGATGAACGAGCTATTAACCCAGGTGATTTGCTCATTGTCGGTACGCAATGGATGAGAGAAAACTCAAAGCTAGTTGAAACTGAGTTTGTACTCTCATTACGAGGTAGAGACATGAGTTATTTCGTAGAACACGCTAAACACGCCCTAGAACTATGGGCTGATAATAAGCATTGGCTGAGCGCTTCGGTAAGCCAGCCCGAGTTAGATACGCGGCCAATAACGCAACAGCGCAGTGAATCTCAACAATCTGCAATCAAGAGTTTTTACGGACGCTCCACCAGCATTTGATAAATCTTATCTACCTGTACCTCTATGCGATCGACCCGACCACGTAGGTTATGCCCACCGTTGCCATCGGGTATTAACTCATGCAGGTAATACTTAACAAGATGGCGAACAAGCCCAGCCGCAAAAGCGCACAGCGATGCTATCCCCAATAGCACTGCAACATACGACTGGGCTTGAGTCATTTACTTTGAGCCTAAGCCGTAATCTTTAGAGCTGGTGTCGACTCCTTTAAGTACAGGTGCGATAAGAGCGGCAACAAATGAGTTAGCTAAAGTTTTTGGATCAGTAATGCCAGATAGATACAAAGCTCCGGCGCAAGAGATAGCGGCGCGAAGGTATGAAAGGCCAGCAGCTTTAAGTTTTGCGTTCATGGTGTCTCCTTAGTAGGTGCAGTAGGTGCTTTGTAGACAGGTCGCCCATACCCGACCACAAAGGATTTGGCTCCGAGGTCACGTGTCTTGAGCATGACCTGACCGCCATTGGCTTGTGAGCCAGCCGGTGAGGTGTTGCCTTCGCAGGTGACCATGGATTTGTCTTGATTGACACGGATAACCAGCCCTACATGTTGAATCACCGTTTTGCCATCGTTGACAAAATCAAAGAATACAAAGTCACCAATAGCAGGGGTCGTAAACCAGTGGTTTGTTGACTTGAAGTGATTAGCGCCGTCAATGGTTGAGACGCAATCCGGCACACTTACCCCGGCTTCATGAGCGCACCACATTAAATAGGATCCACACCACGGCAAAAAGTTACGCTTAGTGAAAGCCCCGTACTTTGTCTCGTTATCTTTAGGGCCTTCAACCGTGCCGACCTCAGCAAGGGCTACCTCAATCATGCGAGCTAACGTGCCTTGTGCGTATTTAGACACTTGGCTCAACTATTGGTGTGGATTGTTCCGCTTGTAATCGGTCTGCTAGTTGATGGGCTTCTTCTTTGGTATCAAATTGGTCAATTTGCATCATAGATGCTTTGTCATCTTCCCAAAAATCAACAAGCATTACATCCCATCGATTATTATTTTTATTTTGCCCAACAGAATAAAAGGTTTTTAATGGTTTATTCATCCTAATTCCTTTTCAATAGATTGAACAGTTGGGCAAGGATAAAGTACGCCACAACCACAACGGAATTGTGTGCTTAATGATGTTGTTACGCCTTCAAAAGTAACACCCATACCAGTAACTTCTTTTTTAGGTTTATGCAATTCAACTACTGCACGAAGGGCATTACTTTGAAACCAATACCGTCTTGCAGTCTCAATCATGCGAGCTAACGTGCCTTGTGCGTATTTAGACATGGCTTGAAATCATCTTAGTCAAGTGTTCCACTATGCTGGCTTTACAGGCGCAACAATTTTGCGTGGGTCTGTGTTACTTGTTGGCAACTCACGCAACGCTTGTCTGTAAATAGCCCAAGCCGTTTGATCGACAGGCGCATCTGCAACCTGTGTCCAATCTGTGCGACATAACTCACTGTCGCGCCAATCACGCATACGCGCTAAATAAAGTTCATCTGAAACTTCTTCATCATTACTAAGACCTGAAATAAACTTTGCCATTATGCCACCTCATAAAATCCGTTAATAATTACAGTTACATTTGTAGCGATGCAAGTAGTAAAATCATAGTATCTCACGTTTGCTTTATCTGCATCTGTGTAAAAAATGTTTCCACTAACTGATTTGCCAGTGACTGCTGGTTCAATTCCATAAACTGCTGAATTTCCAGACGCAGTCGAAGGAAGAGTTATTTTAAGATAATCTGATCCTGTGCCTTTATTTGTAATGTTCACAGTTGCGCGAAAAAATACCATCTTGCCTAATTTCATAAAAATACCGCTTGAAACATAAGAAGTAATAGTGCCCGTTTGAGCTGTTGCTACTGGCGTGTAAGCAGTCCAAGTGCCACCCCATTGCAACCCGGTTGTTGCGCCACTTGCTGCCTGCAAGAAATAATCATTTGCCCCAACAGTTAATGCAGCTGCCGTGGTTGTGCCTGTTCCTGCAACAAGATCACCTTTAGCAGCAGTACCGAGTGAGACTGTTACATCTCCGCTTGTACCGCCGCCGGTTAATCCTTTGCCAGCTGTGACGCCTGTGATGTCACCGCCAGTAGATAAAACTACCCAAGCCGTCCCGTTGTAATACTCAAGCCCGTTAGCCGGAATATATGTGACCATACCTTCCACCGTTACTGATCCGATGGCAGTGGTACGAGCGGCAGAAGTGGCGAAGTACATGACACTCTGATTTTGCAGGTTGTATTGAACCTGTGCAGCAGTCAGCACGTCTCCTGTTGCGTATGCGTGATAGCCAGCGTTTGCTGTCATGTTTTCTCCTTAGTAAGTGAGCACGGATTGGTCGAGGATTCCGTACATAGTTGAGTCCAAAATAAATGCATCATCGATGGGTTCTGATGTCGTAAAAGTTGCCATAAACCTTTGAGGAGTTATCTCATAGGCATTACCCATAACCTGCAAGGTTTTAACTATTGAAGTAGAGCCTTGAGTATCTGAGGTAATTTGAACGGTGTTGAAATAATCCAAAGATAATCCAGCCGTTACTCCGGCTGAGTAGTCAGGAGTAGATAAATCAAGAGTCAATGAGTCGATTCGGATGGTGGTGTCTTTACGAGTGACTGTGTAAAGCGTTGCCACGTTCAAAGCATCGGCATCGGTTTGACCTACGAGGTTAGGCATTGCGTAGGAGTGCTTGAAATAGAGCAGCTGAGATGCGGCATCGGAATATGTCTGAGCAGTACCGCCATTGTTAGTGACCGTAGTTGAGTTAATTACTAGCTTGTCATCGTGTGCAAAGGTGATGTTG